CGCATGGGTCAAGCTGTCCGCCATGATCGCGGCTTTCTGGAGCAGCCCACCAGGCGTCCGCAACAACGCCACATAATTACAAGGTGCGTACTTCATTTTGCCTCCGCCCAAGTCATGCCGATATTGGCATCTGCAAGTGGTGGCACATCATCCAACCACTCAGCTTCGGCCTCTTCCATCGTTGCCTTCAACTGATGCGCCCAAATATCGGCATGTTCTTCACGCACCAGCAAGATAATTTCGTCGTGCACGACGCCAGCTAGGCGCACAACTTCCTCCCCGTCTGCCTGGAGCAGCGGCCACAACTTACCGAGCGTGCGCTTAAGCACCGCCGCACCAGCCCCTTGGATTGGAGTGTTGCAGCGAATCGTGAGCGAATTGTGATCGCCGTAAAGAAGCCTCCGCAACCCGGAGTGACGAATCTTGATCGCGGCATTTCCTTTAGCCGCATTAGCAGCTGCAGCATTTTCACGCTGCCATTTGCTGATCCCTTTATAAGCAGCGTGGAATTTTTTCCGCACGTTTTCCGCTTCAGTAATATCCATTTGTATGCCCATGCCAGCTGCATAGTTTCTGAGTCCTTTTGCACCGCTTCCATATAACAATCCGAAGTTGGCTGATTTACTAACTTGGCGCTGATCTTTTGTGACTTCATCTGCTGAAACGCCATAAATCTGCATTGCTGTCAGTGTGTGCAAGTCCGTCCCAGCCTGGAACGCTTGGATCATCAGCTCATCCTGAGCTTCGGCTGCCGCCAGCCTCAACTCCATCTGCGCGTAATCCGCCACTACCAGTCTCCATCCATCTGGCGCCTTGACGCACTCCCTAAACCTTGAATCTCTTGGAATTTGCTGCAGGTTGGGACTCATGCAACTCATGCGCCCTGTGTCAGCCCCCAACTGGAGGTAACTAGCCTTGATGTAGCCACTGGCACCCAGGTGCTTCAAGAGCGATTCGACCATCTGGCGCCGCTTCTCAATCCGCTTCCAAGCCAGGTAATCCGCAACCACAGGATGATCAGCCACGTACTCACGCAACACCAGCTTGCTGGCACTGGGCTTCCCATCTGCCGTCACTGGTGCATTACCAAGTAATGCAGTAAAGACATCCAGCAATTGCTTGGGGCTGTTCAGGTTGAAACCTGCCTCAACCCGATCGCCACCCCGTGCTGTTCCAGTGGCCTTGGCGTTGGTGTTTAGACGCCCATCAGCAAACCTCGGCAGTTTCTTGTCTTCCGGCAATGCCTGATCCAAAGCAACCAGAAACTCCTCACCTCGCGTCCGATGCTGGAGCGTCAGCTCACGCTGGAGCGTTTCTAATCCGTTGCGATCAAACGGCAGGCCGGTTCGCCAAAGCTGCGCCATCGCCGGCAACGCCCGACACTCCAAAAACCAAGCCCGATGCAGATTCGCCTCTGCCATCCGCTGGTTAATCGGCCCATCCATCTGGATCAACAGCTGCACGTCCTTTGCTGCATACTCCAACTGCCCCTGGGTCAAATCGCCCGACCAGTCACTCTTCTGCTCTTCCTTAGAGATCTCCTCCTTGAGATAACGTTTTACAACAGTCTGCAGACCGTGCTTTACGTTCGGCTGTCCATTGGTAAGGATCCGGCTAGCCAGCATGGTGCACAAGACCTCCCCATTGGGATAGATCTCGTGCTCCTGCAGCCAACCCAAGTCGAACACCGCATTGTGCGCCAGCCAGTAACGCTTCTGCGCAAAGAACTCCTCGATGTCCACCCACTGGTGATCCTCCAGCTCCCAGCAGTCAATGACCACCGGATCCCGATCCAGCGCGGCCAACTGCAATAACCGCAACCCGCCGAATGTCGGCTGGAGCCCAGTCGTCTCACAGTCAAACGCCACAGTCGTGGCATTGGCGAGCGACCGAAGGTGCTCGATCCCTTGTAAAAAACGCATTGTTCAGTGCCTCAAACGTGCATTTGCATCAAAAACCGTCTCAGCTGTGCATTTGCACATGCTGTACCCAAGCCGCCTGGTGCATCTCGGCCATAGTGATCGGCGGCTCAGCAGGGCAGAGATCTTCGTCGCCAGGCTCCCATTCGATTACGGCAATGAGATCTTTGAGAATCGGCTGGAGTTCATCCTCAAGAAGGTTCATCACATCCATCGGGATGTGTGCATCCATCTGATGCCGGGAGCCATCCCGCTTGATGATGACATCCAGCTTGCCTTTGAACTCAGCGACAAGCGTGGAAACCTTGTAAAAGTCAGACATGGAGGCCTCAGGTGGGGCGACAACTCACTTACTGTACTACACAACAACCGCTTTGCACCGCCGGGCTGTTGTAAATCTTCACACTCGCAGGTAGGGCTTTTTGCCTTCCCACCGCAGCTGGTAGGGCGAGATCAGCTCTTCCGCCCACTGGAGCGTGTACCACTTGTGCCCGCAGGCGCGGCAAACCCGCCGCCGGACAATCCGCCCATCCGGATCCTGGTTGGTCATTAGCACGTAGCTCATCTTGCTGGAGCACTCCGGGCAAGGCGTATGCACAGCGGGCATAACTACTCGCCTGCTGCGTTGTACGCGGCAACCTCGGCAGCCAGATCACGCTCCAAGCAAAGCCGATTCTGCGTGTGAAACGACTGGGTCTTGGAGCCATCCCATAACACAGCAACGTAAGGCACCCGCGAGCCACGCGCATTGGTGCGGTAGATGGTAGCCATCACGGTGCCATATCGCTGCGTAAAGAACGGCTGGATCCGCTGCTTGGTCTCGGCGCTGTAAGTCAGCACCATGCGTTTCTTGGGTTTCTCGGCTACACGATCACCGTTCATAAAGCGTGGATCTTTTTGTTTTCTAAGCATTTTTTGTTGAAACACGGTTGCGTACATTGGACATTGCATCAGACCGGAACTGCTTGCAGGTGTCCTCCAGGTCTTGGGCCAGAACTGCAGCCGAACGCAGCAGCGTTGTAAGCGTCACCGGCTTCATGTCACGATCCGTCGCATAGCGAATGGCATGACGAAAACCCTGGCTGATGTTGCCGCCGCCAAGTTTGCGGGCAGCTTCGATCTCCTCGCGGCTCATGCGAATGTTGACCGTGAAGTTACGACCGCGCTGCGTTGGTATGCGCGGGCTAGGCATTGCCCTCCAGCTCGGCGGCAATGGCGAGAAAATGAGCGCGAATGGCGTGATGTGCGGCGAACACGCCTGCATCAGCGTCGGTGTCACCTAATGGCGTGTTCATCTGCACCTGATCCGCAGCAGCTCGCAAGGCGGCGGCTATACCAGATCTAAAGCGTTGGTGAGTGGCATCAGACCACGCATTAGTTGCGGAAGCATTAGCGACATCCAGCACCCTCTGCGCGGCGGGGGAGAGGTCAGTCATCGTCATCCGGCAACTTTGCAATCAAGCGCTCCAGATACCAACGAGCTTTCATCAAATCCTGCCGTGGATCATCTTTACACCAGCAGCGCTCAACATACTTAAGCACCTGCCACTGCAGACCTCCCAAAACGGGATCTGGCGCAAACTGCACAGCATCCTCAATTTTGTCAATCACCTCAAACTGACGCATCCCACTGGCGTAATGCGTGGGATGGTTGACTGGATCGTTCATTGAAAATACCCCTTGGATTGTTGAACAGTGCCGTCGTTTTGGTAGTGCCCACGCGCTGCATAAGTAAGTTGCGGTACTTCTGCTAAGCGGTGAACTACGAGCTGCCCAATGCGCATCCCATGCCAAATCGGAATCGGATGGAACCGCCTGATGTTGCTCAGCTCCAGTGTCAAGATCCCGGAAAATCCGCTGTCTGCAAATCCGGCCAAGCTGTGCTCAATCCCTTCCCTGGCACGGGAAGACTTGAGCATGAACTGCACCGCGCAGTCATCAGGCACCGTGATGCGCTCCAGTGTTGCCGCAAGCAAAAACTCACCCGGCGCCATGAAGTACGGCGACTCCTGACTGGTGTCCCCGATGCTGACCTGCTGGAACTCAGTCGCAAGCTGAGTCTCAAACAAGATCGTCGGCCCCAGTCGTACATCCAGCGAACAGGGATTTACCAGTGCTGGGTCGTACTGATCGACAAGGCCCTGTTTGCACAGGGCCGCAATTTGCGAATCACACAAAATCATCAGCTATGGAGCGTGACAACGTTGGATACAGCCGGCTCGACATGTTTCCAGGTCTTGCCGTACTTGATGCAGTTGATCGTGGTGGGATGCACCCCGTACCGCTTAGCCAGCTTGACTGCAGATAACTCCTTGGCGATCAAGATGCGCTTGATCTCCCGCACATCTGCCTCACGCAGCATCTCCCGCTTCTTGCGGCGAGACACACGAGTCTTAGGTTGCGACTGGGGCTGCTTGACGGTTTTGACGGTTTCCGGAGTTTTTTGCTCCAGTTCGAGGGTGACGGTCTGGGCGCAGCCGACGATCCGCGTCAGGTTCTGAATGATGTCAGACGCTGCCTGGATATTGGTCAGCAGATCGTGGGTTTCTTTGTCAGAGAGAAGAGTGAGCATGAGAGTTGGTTGAACGTTGTGCAGTGTAGTACTCAATCAGCCTGTTTGGCATAAGCCCGTTGAATCGCAATAAGAGTCTCAGCTGGGACACTGAGAATCTCGAAGAGCGCTAGGGCGGCTAGGCGGTCAGGCGTAACAGTGTCAGCAGCGGCAAGAGTGTCAGAAACTCGCCGATGAAGCTGACAGAGGTTGCGTGGGGCGACCCACGTCGAGTCGCCCGGTATCGGCTCCGTGCCGTAGCCCCAGTCGTCGTAATCCTCCTCATTCCGCGTCGTCCTCGCCAAAGTCGTAGAGATCGGACTGGTCCACCACCTCCCAGTTCTCGATTCGGTCCTCGAACATGCGCCGGAGTCCTGCATCGGTAGCTGGAATTACGTCTTCATCACAAAAGTAGAAGGAGCCTCGGCACACGGCAGGCCCCCATTCGGCCGGCTCTTCCATGGTGGGCGGATGCACCACGACCACATCATCGACCAGGGCCTCGACATGGCACGTCCCATCCACCCCAAAAGAAAGGTCCAACACTTCGAGAACATCAGCCACGGCTCACCTCCTCAACACGATGGCCGGTCAACTGCTCCATCCACGTGTCCCAGCTCATCTTGAGCCATTGCTCCATGTCCTCCAAACGTTCCAGCTGGTGCCTGTCGTAACTGGCGCTGAGACCGTACTTCTCGGTGTTTGCGATGCGTTCTTTGATGCTGGTGATGGCCCAGCGGGTTGCGAAGTAGTACTCGCTGAGCTTGCTGTTGTCCAGCTTGGTGTGCAGGCTGGTGTGGGTGTCCATAGTCCTCTAATACAGAAACAGGGCAGGAAGCTCTCGCCCCCTGCCCATAGTGTTACACACAGCCAGCGGTGCCGGCAATCCCGTCAGTTGTAAAACTTAACCCTCGGGTACGCCAAGGATGTGGGCGGGGTAGGTGGTGAGCACGGAGACGTCTGCCCCTTGGCGCAGGGCTTGCCCCACGACGTAGTGGAAGATCCGGGTGCTGTCGCCGCACTCGAAGATCTGGATCTCATCGACCTCGACAGGCTTGCCCTTCCTAAACCAGCTGGTACGCACGATGCTGTGGATCTCATCGGGCACGTTTCCGACGGTGTAA